ATATTAAAGCCCATTACGAAGCTGATCGGCAAACATTTAGATAATCATTTAGAAAAGGAGGTTAAATATAATGAGCAAGATTCATTATTCCGAAGGTGAATTTCCATTAAATATCTATGCGATGAATAATAGATATAGAGATAATATCTTTGATATGTACGGTGGCACCCAATGGGTTGCTGATGGCTGCAGCTGTGACTGCAGAAATACTGGTGATAAATTAGATGCTCTTATGGTAGTCGATGTCGGTGTTAAAGAAACTAGAATGTTGAAATTAACAATTACTTATTCCGATGGTACTACAAAAGAAGTAGATATTACGACTGGTAATAAATATACTATCCGTTATGTAGAAGCTGGTTCTTTACATCAAGTTTCTGGTATTATTACTGGAATTGGTCAAGTTGGTACTGCAAGTACTTGCAAATGTCCTTGTGATAATACTGACTATATCTTACAAGTAGATTGCTCTACTGAAGGTATGTCTAATGTATTGAATATCCGTACATCTACTATCAGATATATTGGTCTCTATAATGAATTATTCGGTGTAGACGTTAACATGGTTAACGCCAAAACTTATGGTGCAACAGCGAATGGTTTATTTAAAGATATCCTCATTAAAGATGCTACTATTGATGGTAATGGTAATGTAACTGCTGGTACTGTAGTTTCTGCTACAGCATTAGAAGATACATCTATTGCACTCGGTGGTGTCGGTATGGGTGTAAATAAAGATCAAAAATCTGTTACTATTTTCAATCCACAATCTATCGGTGGTACATTAGTTGCTGGCAAAGTAATGGCTGGTGAACTAATCAATCCAATTGCCGAAGGTGGTAAATCTGGTAACGGAGAATTAGAAGGTTCTTTAGTTAAAGCTAAAGAAGGTCGTTTATTCGTAGTAGATGCTGATATCGTTGGTTGTAAAACAATCGATGGTGTTGCATTTAATCCAGTTATTCAAAGCTCCATTGTTACTGGTGGTGAACGTTCTGGTATAGACATGACTACTCTTGGTGCTAGTGTGTTTGGTGTTAAAGCACATGGTGGTACTTCTACTGGTGGTAAAGTCTATGGCGGTACAGCTATCGGTGAAATCAATGGCGTTCAATTCACTATCGAAGATGGTATTACTACTGGTGGTGCAACTGTTAAAGGTATCGTTACTGACGGTATTGTAGATGGTGGTAAACTAATTGGCAAAAGTATTGTCGGTTCTATTATTAGAGGCGGTAAGAATACTGGCGGTGTTAGTACCGGTGGTGTTACTGTTCTTGGTCCTACGGGTATTATTCGTCCTGGGTATTCTATTATACCTGCTAACTTGATTACACCTGGTGGGGATTTCAAGAAATTCCTACATAAAGAACCTAATGAATTGATTTTATGGTGGAAGCACAATGTATTCAAAACTACATTGGGTGGATACGTTGGTCCTCATATTCCACAGTAAATAATCACAAATTATATCCATGACAACATAATAAACTTGAAGAAAGGAGGTTAAATTATGGATCAAAAGATTCCGACGTTTCTAAAACGTGTAGGTGATTCCATAGTCTTTAATCAAGATGGCGAATTCCAATTCTATATTCCTGAAATCTTTTTCGATCGAGGTTTAGCTGCCTATGCTGGAGAATTTATTAATGTCATGGGTATTATGAACTATTGCTTAGTTTCTAAGACTGGGACAAGAGGTTCTCTAAAGCAGTTTAATTATCCTACTAGATTCTTAACGAATCCATATAAAGTAGATAAAATTAAAGGCATTAAACTAACTAAAGAATCAGAGAAACAAGATTATCGGATTCTTCGTTATAAAAAAGGCAACCCGGTTATTGTAAATATCTTTGTACCAGAAGATATCGAAAATACAGAACAATTCTTGAAATTATTCGCAATCACTGGTGCTATTCCTAATACCATTGGTTATGATGAACTTCAAAATTATTTCATAGATAATATTGCCTATAATGGTGCTTCTTATAACGTAGCACTTCAATTATTTGGTGTTATGATTTCTGAACTGTGCCGGGCTAAAGATAATATAGACGTGCCATTCAGGTTATCTGGCGAAACCAATATGAAGAATTATACTCCAATCGGTATTAAGACTATCGCCAAAATAATCAGTCCTTATTCAGCAATTACTTCTGAAAACTTTAATGAGTCAGTTGTATATGCTGCTCTGAATGATAGCGAGGTTGATTCTCCATTAGAGAATATCGTTACTGGTAAGGATTTATAAGCGATATACCGGAAGTGGCCTTTAACATATGATTAAAGTTTGCCTCTCTTTGAGAAGGTTTATATAAACTTTTTTAACTTCTTAAGAATTAAAAGAAAAATAAAGGAGGAACTAAGACTATGCCAGCTCCTGGAACACAGTTCATTTGGGACGACCAAAGTCAAATTAATCCTATTGATAATACTATCAAAGTTACTATTGATAGACCTATCAATTTCAGTGCATTTTCCTCTGACAAAGGGCCAGAAGAATTTACCAAAATCGAGAACGCTCAAGCTTTCGCCGACTATTATGGCGATAACATTGATTTCGCTCGCCACGGTCAATCTTTATTGACTGCTGCTAGCTTTGTAAAAGCTGGTGGTCGTCTTTTCGCTCGTCGTGTCGTAGCAGAAGATGCTAAATTGGCTAACATTGCTGTCATTGCAAATGTAACAAAAACCAATATTCAAAAAACAGATGAAAACGGTAAAGCTCTTTACCGTGATAATGCTACTGGTGAAGAAACAACTTCTTCTGTAGCTTCTACACCTATCATGACTCAAGTTGCTGATCTTGAATTCACACTTCAATCTGTAGATATGGTGTCTAACAACCCTGGTGACTATAAGACAGCTTTGAAAGCTTCTCATACTCACAATGGTTTGGGTAAAGATGGTTCTTACCCACTCTTCTTGTTCACTGATATCGGTCGTGGTGTTTCTAACAAACGTATTCGTATCTATAGAAACAACACAACTAAATACCCAATCGTTTATGCTTCCTATATCTTGAAAGTTATGGAAGAAAACCAAGATGGTACTTTAACTGAACTTGAAACATTCATGTTCTCCTTGAACCCAGACATTCGTGACTCTGGTTTGAACATGTCTCTTACTCGTGTTGTAAATGCTAAAACTTCCCGTCAAATTCGTACTCGTATCTTCGAAGAATACTGGGAAGAATTCTACAAAAACTTAGCATACATCTCTGGTCGTGATGAAAAAGAAATGGCTCTTTGCGACTTACTTTACAATACAGACTTGTATGGTAAAAAGATGAGTAACATCCGTGTTAAATCTACTTCCGTTAACCTTAACAACTTGAATGGTATTTCTTTGCTTAATGGTTCCAACGGTCGTTTTGGCACAAACCCTATGGCTAACCTTGAATACTACTACAAACAAATTCAAATGGTATTCAATGGTTCTTGCGAACAAGGCGATTCTATCTACGACGTAGATAATAACCGTATCGACGTTATCTTCGACTGCAACTATCCTGCTGCAATCAAACGTTCTATTGAAGAATTAGTAGCATTCCGTGAAGACTGCGAATACTTCGAAGATATGGGTACTAAAGGTTTGATGTCCTTCCAAGATATTAAATACCAAGTATCTAAACTTCCAGAATCCGCTCGTTCTAAATTCGTTATGCTTTACAGCAACTACTGGGATATCCTTGACCCATACTCTGGTAAACAAATTACAGTAACTTCCACTTACAACATGGCAGTTAAATTTGTTAACCATTACTTGAATGGTGTATCTCGTCCATTCTGTGGTCAAGCTTATGGTATCGTATTTGATGATGTAATTGATGGTACTATCAACTTCACACCAAAACATACTCCTAAATCCGGTGATCAAAAACAATTCTTCGATGACAACCGCATCAACTATGCAACTTACTATGATGGTGTCTTGACTATGGACTCCGAATTCACTGCACAACGTGCTTACACTCAATTGAGCTGGGGCAACAACGTACTTATGGTACAAGCATTGATTCGTGAAATCCGTCAACGTTGTCCAATCAACCGTTACAAATTCTTGGATGGTGATGATTTGGTACAATACAAACAAGACGTTGAATCCATCATTGCTCGTCACTCCAGTAAGTTTGAAACAATTCAAGTTATTTACACTAAAGACTTGAACTACGACATGAACAAAATCTTCTATGCTCGTATCCAAGTTACATTCCGTAACTTCATTCAAACTGAAATCTTCAAAATCGAAGCTATTCGTAACAGCGAAAACGCTGTATTATAATAGAAAGGAGGACGACATACTATGGCAAATACTATTAAAAACATTTTCGCTGGTACTAAACCAGTCCGTAATGTTACTAAATACATGCTTACTCGTGGCGTAGTTGACTACTCCGCTTTGGAACAATGGGACTTGTATGAAACTGGTTATGGTTTCTTGATCGTTTTGAAAATTCCTGATTTCCTTAACGTATTGAAAAACGAATCCGATGATTACAAAGTATTGATTGAAAACTATCGTCATCTTCTTGAATATGACTTCAAGAACTTAGATGGTATCGAAGATATGGGTGTAAACACTAACGAACTTTCCGATGGTGTAAACAACCTTAATATCATTACTCAAACTACTATGCAATCTGCTTCTACATTCTCCATGCGATACAATGAACGTTCTGGTTCTATCTTCACTAAAGTTCATGAATTGTTCTTACGTGGTGTAAAAGACCCTCGTTCTACAGTAAAACGTTATAACGGTATCTTGAAAACAGGTGCTGAACGCGATAAATCCGCTCTTGAAGCTGGCTTCGAACATGAAACATTCCAATTCTTGTATTTCACTACTGATAATACAGCACGTTTCATTGAAAAAGCTTATTTGATCGTATCTGCTCAACCTACATCTGCAGAAACTTCTATGTACAACTACACTAAAGGCGATATCGGCTGGCGTGAATTGAACATTAGCTTCAATGGTTATCCTATTACTGGTCCATTGGTTACAGACAAAGCTCAAAAATTCCTTGACTGGATCAATGAAAACACAGAATTCGAAGAAGCTAAATTTGCTTATGATGCTTTGGCTAAAATGCCTAATCCTGGTGAAACTGGTGGTTACACTGTATCCTCCAAGAAATCCAGCTGGTAATAAGTCTATAGCATAGATAAAAATAAAGCGAAATAATACCCACTACCCAATATTGGGTAGTGGGATATTTTCTGCTTTTTATTCTTCGTCACCTTTACGTTTAGCCAAGGACATTTCAGCTTCATCTTTAGATTTACTAATGATGTCCTTAGGAAGCACGTGTTGTGATAGATTACGCTTAAGGAATCTAGAGAATTCCATTTGTTTATCAGATTCATCATCACTATACTCAAGCTTAGCGATAGCTTCACCCATTGCATTTACAGAGTCTAGGATTTGTGAACTGTTCATAGCGTTCAAATATACTGGAGGTGGTAATAGTAATTCAATATCATCGAATCTAGAATTATCTATATTGAATTCATAGTTATAGATACGAGTTAAGATTTTATTGAAGAGATTCTTTACCACTGCTTGACGGTTATTGATAAATTGAAGGAACTTTGTATTTGTCATAGTTAAATGAGTAGCATAATCTGCTTGTTGTCTCATTGTAATTACTTCAATTGGAGTGCCAGTATTATCAATAGCCATTTCTTCTAGCATATTCATAAGCTCAGTCTTAACGTCAACTTGTTGTCCAGGTAATACTTCGAAGTCAACTGGTGCATCACCACCTTGACCTCTAGGAATAATATAGTCGTTAAACTTACCAACCATATTTAATACGTTATTCATGGATTCAATTTGACGAATACCAAAGTTACCACGTTGGATTTGGTTAATTACTGAACCTAATACACCAGCTATATTTGTATCCACTGTTTGTTTTACATAGTATACACGTTTATCATCGCCACGAGTTAGGATTTGAAGAACGTTTGTAATATACATACAGGAGAATAGTTTAGCTGGGAATAAAGATCTTTCTAAAGAAGAGATACCACGTTTAGTTTCATAGTTAAATTTGAAATACATGTGTTGTACATCCTCAGGTGGTAAGAAAGTAATATTGATCTTGCTTACTTTACCAGATGCATCAATATTAGCATTGTATTCCAAAATATGGTAAATCTCTTTTGCTAAGTCTTGGTTAGCATTTACAAATTTACTTGTAACTTTTTCAGAGATAGTAGCTGCAATCTTCTTAAGGATAGTTGCGTCTTTACCTTGAGAGCCTTGAAGATCAAAGTTAGTTCTATTAGCATTACCAGGTCTGATACCACCGATAGTGCTAGAGAATGTAGTTTGTTCCATTACCATCTTTTTATCACATTCAATATAGATATAACCTAAACAAATGTCATCGATGTATAATGGTTTAATCATTGCATGATCAAGTTTCTTAATAATACAACCAGGGATATTAACGTTGTTCTCTCCTCGATTGTTACCTGCAACAAAAGTACCATCTGAAGAAAGACCACCGCTAGAAATAGAATTTGGGTCACCAGAGAACTTGGAGAAATTATTTGTATCGGCTCCCGCTACGATCGAATTATCTGCTTCGTTAAAAAATAAAGACGATCCGTTCTCACTAAAGAATTTCATAGCTTTGTATTGATCTTTCAATGCAGAACTAAGAATCCTACTAGTATCTATTGATACATCGATATTACCGACTGATTCCATAATAGATGTGTCAGATTGATTAGATTTATGACGTTTTGGGTCAGATAAATCATCAATAAACTCACCACATGCTTCCTGAATACTGAATTTATCTTCAGGAGAATCAAATAAAGTATCTTCATTCATAGCACCAAGCTCTACTCCACCAAGTACAGATTTAGACTTGGCGTCAAGTAGAGCTTTGATTGCTTTATTGAATGGGACACAATAAACGAAGACTTCACCACGTTTATCGATTTCATCATACCATTGATCCATCTTTTCATATAAGTTATGAACACGGATCATATGTTGGATATTTTCATCACCAGCTTCGTCATCTGGGTTATTCTTTAATTGAATAATTGCAGGATTAGCTGAGAATGAATCGGCAGCGAATACATGCTCCCGTTGGATAGCTAATGCTTGTTCTAATTTAGGAAGGTATTTACATACCATATCGATATCTCTATCAATATCACGAATCCAGGTGTTTTCCATATAAACACCCATGACTCTATCCATATTAGTAGCATTGCCTAATGTAGAATTAATACTATCGATTAAGTCTTGATTACGACGTTGATTACTGCTTAGAGTCTTAGTATATAACTGACTAATATTAGCCAGACCAGTATTGGATAAATTTACATTACTAATCTTTTGAAGAGAAGCATCAAGATTATTTCGAAGCATCCTGATTTCTCTATTAGTAGTATCGGTGTCGTAATAAATATCAGAATAAAGAGAGCGTTTGGTTTTATCTAGAATATCCATCATACTCTGGATATCTTTATTATTTTCTGCCATTTATTAAAACCTCCTTAAAGTACTTAGATTACCCTAATGTTCTCGGGCTTAATTTACCGCTACATATTATCTAGCTTAACGCTACGGAAATAGATATTTTCAATAACTCCTTTGGCTTTCTTTATTTCAAAGCAACCCAAATACGTTCTTACGTTATTGAAATTCTCTAGTAGGGATAAACTTACTGTATCTTTCTTAAGCACGTTTAAGAATGGCTGAGGTACATAAAATGCTCTACCATCAACTACTGTTCTGATAATACCATCAGAAGATTTAGAATTTAGAATACTATCTAATTCTGGTCGTTGAGATATATCATTACATTCGAATACTTTATATGAGCTATTCCAATCCATATAAGCATTATAATATAAATCATTGAATCTAGGAAAATCAAAAGCTGGTATTAAATCAACTGGAGATTTATTTGAATATAGAACCATTTCTTTAGCAAAAAGATTCGGTCTATACATCTCATTTAAATCCATATACAGTTTAGTTGTATCTGGTTTCTCAATCATTACTTTACTAAACTTTGTAAGGTCATTTACTTTAACCACGAAGTTTTGTGTTTCTGGTGGGATAAAGTCTGGACGAACATTTAAAGTTTTGATTACAAATGGAGCTAATTCATTCTCAGAGAATCCAATCAAGGATTGACCTTGATTGGACCACATAAGAATATGAGCTTTCATAAGTTTATTATAATCAAGAATACCTTTAATCGTCGTCAAAGTCAACTCTTGATACATTTAGAACTCCTCTATTATAAATTTCTTTTATATCTTCTCTAATACGTTCTGGTAATCCAGGGAATTCAGTGTTGTTTCTTTCATAAGGCATATATTGAACTGGATTGATTAGAGTATCGTCACCCATATAGCGTACAGGTGCTATAGGTAAATCGTAATGATTGCCTACGGCATTGAAGTTTCTATCGTATGGTATTTCGTTATAATTGAAATATTCTACGATATCTTCATATAGTTCATTGAAGTTGGCTAAATGCAACCATCTATTAGCAAATACCAAATAGTTATCGCAAGTCAAATCTTCTATATAAGCACCAGAACGTACAAACTTCGGATTATGAATTGCATTTTCATTTTTATATACTCTATTTGGAATATCTAATCTACCTATTTGTGTATTAGGAGCTAGATTTGCTTGTTGTGTGATAGATGGATACATACGAGTGTAGTCATAGTCAATTACGTTATCGATAAGACTGATAGTAGAACCTAAAGTAGTCTTAGTTTTAATCTTATCAGAAATCAATGTTGGATTGGCTACAAATGCACCAGAATATTTGGTATTATCTCTTTCTTTGAAACGATTTACGTTATTACCAAGAACATAGTCACCATATTCTTTAAATAACATTACTGCACGGTTAGCTAAGTATACAGTTTGTCTGTGTACTTTGCTATATGAAGTAGAGTTTTGTAATACCTTATTGAATACGTAATCAATATCACCAGTCTTATGCTCAATACAATACTGAACAATAACGTCGATCATGTTGTATTTAACGAAGATATCATAATTCAAATAAGGTAATTTAGTTACAGAAGTTGTAATATCAGAATAATCCAACTTACGAACACCTGCTACTACTTCACCGATATAATCCAATTTACTATTCTTGAATGTAGATTGACCTTTACGTCTAGACATAAAGTGAATCATTTGGTCTAGATAGTTAGAAGTAGAGCTGATATCAGCAAAGTCACCACGAGCTTCTAATTGTTGCTTATGCATTAAGTCTTCGTAATAACTACACTTACGTTCACCTAATACAATAGGGTCACACATAATATCAGCAGCGTCCACTCCTAGGTTATTAAGACGTTGAATAATAAATGGAATATCGAATGCCATGTTCCATGCAAGTATGAAGTCTGGTTTCTTTGAATTAATATATCCAAATAAATCCTGTAACATGGATACTTCATCATCATAGAAAGCAATCTTAGTGGTAAGATTTTCCAATTCGAATTTCTTAACCATTTCTTCACCACCCAATACTTGGGTTAGAAGTTCTTTGAATTCTTTATCATAATTAGAAAGATTCTTTTCGAATTTCTCTATTAAAGGATTCTCTGGATTTCGTAATAAGACAGTAGTGATTGTCTTAGATTCGAATTCAAGATATGATACAGCATTAATAGGACACTCACCAGGTTCTGGGAAGTCTCCTTTGATATTAATACCATCAACTTCGATATCTAGGAATGACTTAGTAGGAGTAATGATATCATTTGTATATTCTTCATTAAACTTCATACGATAGAAGTCGGCAATCTTGATATCGGCTTCAAATACACGATTATCTGCTAATACACTATTACCTTCATAAGCTATACTTCTATCTAAACCAAGTCTATCACAAATATCTCTTTTTAGTTTACTATACTCACATTCACATTCAATCAAATCATCTTTACTTACGAAAAATTGATGATAATTTGTAACCTTTTCAGGTTTTAGGATGTAGTAAGTAAATTTTGGTTTCATTTTAAGGCAAGATTTCTTCTCACCTGTTACATTATCTCTATATATGATATTAAGGAAATCATCTTTCCATTTACCTGTTTCTTCGTCTTTTGTTTTACCAGAATATCTTACATCTATTACAGTTAGATCAGAACCTTTAGGATAACCGGGGATTAAAGGCATATTATCACAACTCCTTTCAATTTTAGTTATTTAGGTGTCTCGTTAAAATTCACTATTTATACAATAAGGTAAATCAGAAAAATAATTTTAAAATGTGAGGTATATAATAATGAGTAATGAATTACTACAACCAGTAACGTTCTATACTGAAGAGGAAGAACGTCAAAAAGATGCCCTAAAGAATTTTAATCCTATGGGCGAATTAATGAAAATGGATTCTAAAGAATTGAGTGTTCCTACTGAATACACTCAAGAAAAGAAACCAGCACGTAAAAAAGCAGTTAAAGCTGTAGACCCTAACGATCTTAATAAAGAACCAGCTAAAACTCCTTTGAACTCAGATAAAACTTATTTCAGCACTTACGACATTCCTCGTAATGTATTGACTCAAACTGCTGTACAAATCGAAGAACTTGCACAAACAGTTCGTAAAGATCTTGAAGATGTACGTCATGCCCGTACTCTTAAAGGGAAATATGATTACATTTCCAACATGACTAGTACTCTTGGGTCTTTATATAGCAATAAGATTTCTATTGCTCGCGAAATGGCTAATACTATTACCAACGCTCATCGACTTGAATTGTCTAAACACAAAGAACTTGCTATTGACTCCAATGCTGATAGTGATGAAAAACGCGTAATGGATAGCTTCAATGCATTCATGAATGCTCCTATGGGTGCTATCCCTCAAGCTATGCGTAATGTCCATCCAGCTACTATCAATACTCCAGAAATGGGTGTTCCAGTATTCAATGATCCTACTACTGGTATGGTAACAGCTGATGGCGATTCTGGTTTCGATGCATATGTACAAAATATGACTCCAGAACAAAATGCTATGCTTAATTCTTCCAACCCATTCGTTGAAACAGTAGTTGTATATGATCAATCTAACCAAAATAAATGGTTTGAAGTAATCGATACACGCACTGGTCAACAAGTACCAAACATGCCTATCCCAGCTGATTTCATCTTGGGTGGCTGTGTAGTTGATATCCGTAATGGTATTGCTCGTAATGCATCTATCAACAAAACATACAAACTTAAATTAGTTGGTAGTCGTGCTGCTGATGAATTTTAGAGAAGAATATGGAGTATCTCATATGAGATACTCCAATATCTTTCGCTTAAAGTTCAAAGATTACATTGCCTTCTTTATAGTTGCTTGTAGGATCTGTATTTCTTAATACAATTACATCCATGAAGCCCATATTAAGTTCAGCATTATGAGAGATCATAATACATTGATCAATCATAAGTACTTGCATTAAGTTTTGTAATACACCAAAGAATGCTAGACGGTTTTGTGTATCTAAACCACCTTCTAATTCATCTATCTTAATGATATTATATATAGAAGAGGATTCATGTAGTAAAGCAAAGGATAATATCATACTAATCATACAGATTTGAGACGTACTCATAGAAGATATGTCATCATTTAGAATACCAGAACCTAATACTGGCATTTTAAATTCCTTTTCATTTACTACGAATGGTTGTAATACAAACTCACCACCAAATAGCATAGATAATAATGAATTAGAAATACCGATAACTTTATTCATATACATTTCCATGAATAGAGTTTGAATACCAGTTGTAGGAGAACAGTATTTCTTAATTACCTCTACCTTATTAAATTCTTCAGCATAATTAGCATACTCAATAGAATACTCATCGAATTGAGCTAATGCAAACTTAAGTTTTTGAATCTGGCTTTGTATATCTCCCATTTCTATATTGACTAATCTGGATAAACGATTATTTAACTCAGTCAATTTAGTTTCTAGAGAGATAGACTCTTGGTATTTGTCTTGATTCTTTGATACAAGATCACTTAATTCAGATTCTTTATTCTTAAGAGATTTATACTCACCATATAATGCTAGATTTTCTTCATATCTAGTTACATTAACCGAGGTAGATGTAATTACATCTGAAATGATATTGAGTTTGTCTTTATTCTCTTGAATTTCTACACTAATTTGATTATATTCTTTTTCAAGAGACTCAATATCGTTTCGAAGTTGTACAATCAATGTAGAACTATTAGAAATACTCATTAATTGCTTTTCTAATTCATCAATATCCTTTTGATAAGACTTAGAATCAATAAACAAGTTTTGATATTCTTGATATGGACGTAAGTCTATTTCTAAACCAACTGATTTAGAGTAGAATAGATTATTGAGTAAATCATAATCATTTTCATACTTCAATTTGATTGGAAATTTAGTAATGATATTGATAGAGCTCTTGATAAGACTTAAGAAACTAACAGCTACAGAAGAATCTTCTACAGCTTTAGCTTGAATATCCATTTTGTGTTTATATTCGACAGCATTCTGTCTCATACGTTGTAGAGTCTCTTCTAATTGTAATACTTCTTTAGCATCGAGTAATTTAGTCTTAGCTTCTACGATATCTTTGATAAAGAAACAAGAATTGAGATTATTACAATCCTTAGGAATCTTATCATAACTTTCAGCTATCTTCTCTAGTCTATAATGCTCAGATAATTTGTTTTCTATCTCTCGAATTCTATTTTTAAGAAAATCTAGAGATTCTAAGTTGTATTCAGTGGAACTGGCTTGATTAGTTACAATTAAAGCCATTCTATCAAATACTACGTTGTCATCATAACGGTTTAGGAGAGTTTGGGAAAGGTTTTGAAGTTCATCTATAGTCTCTATAGCATAATTGTACTCATCTACAGACACATCTTCATATTTAGTAAAACCAAGACTCTTAAATCTAGTATCTACTAATTCTTTATTCGTTTTAAGAGTTTCTAATTGGTTCTTAAGAGTTTCAATAGTATCATCATCAGATAGAGAATCTATTTGAACTCGTTTATTCATAATATTTTCGTTAATATTAGATCTTCTTACATTAAGAGATTCAATATCTTTAGTTATAGATTCTTTTTCTTTCTCTTTTAACTCTGTAGCAGATTTTAATCTAATCAATCCAGCATCAGAATATTCTATATCTTTACCAATTTTACTTTCATAATTACGTAAAGTAGTTCTAAGATTACCTAATTCTTCTCTAGCTAATAAAGCATCACTGATATCAGACTTGATAGTTTCTAGTCTGTCTTTAGTTTCTTTGATTTTGATATTTAAGTCAATCTTATCTTTATCCATATTCTGATATTGGTTTTCTAAATGACCAATATTAGTTTGAATAACTCTGGTATCACCAATAGCATCAAGTTTAGTAGTTAAACTATTTAGCATAGACTTAAGAGAAGAAGACTTCTTACTAATCTTTTTATAGATTTCGTTAAAAGCATCTAACTCGGATATCTTTGAGTTAATATATTTCTTCCGTTCAGATGGAGTCTTATCAGCTAAGCCTCTATCATCAGAAGATAATTGAGCTAATGTCATAATGCCAGAATCTATATCCATTAACTGACATATAATTTCTTTAGCATCTTTGACATTACCATTTGGATTCATTTCTGTAATCCCAGCACCTGGAATTTCTTTCTTAATATGACAAGTAGAAGTTCTAAGTCCAGATGTAGATATCTTATAAAGATACTCTATATGAACTATAGAACCATCGTTCATAAGATAAGATATAATTTTAGCACCATTCTTATTAGGAACAAGTGCACTAGTTGGGTCACTAAACGGATTAAGTGCTTTAAATAAAGTACTTTTACCAGACCCGTTATCACCTTTGATTACTAAGATATTATTCTTACACTTACTGAAGTCGATGGTGATTTGTTCTCGACCACAGCCATTATATATACCAATAAAATTTACAAGTTTAAGTCCCCATAATCGCATAATATATACTCCTTTCTGATTATTTAACAGTTGACCAAAAGATCGAAAATAAGTGGAGTACCCAATATTGGGTACTCCGAGTTTGGTTTGTTATTTAATATAAATATGTGGGAAATTAATTAGGTTGTATTTCTTATTCATTTGATTAATAAAGTACTTATTGCTTTCAACACGCATTACGTCTACTGTAGTAACTTTACCAGAACTAATCATTCTTTCTAAATATTGTATCAATGCAATATCCATAAATAAAGAAGCATCATCTGAATTATATTTTCTGTAGAAAATATTACGGAAGATTTCAGTTAAATTGGATAGGTCGACATAACGACTGAAGTGTTCATAGTTCATTAATGTTAAGGTACCATTATCGAAGTATGGGTAATGAGTTATATCAATTCCTTTATAAGTTGCATGTTTAAGAAATACCACATCATTTATATAATATACAGCTATATCAGAAATTGGAATATTTGGTTTAATAATAGGATTATTTTCTAAAGCTTTAGAGATAATCTTAGAAGGTTTGAATTCTAAATTATCCATAGATTGTAAATATACAGAATCAGTTAAAGCTTTTAGTACAATATCCAACTTAGTATATTTCAATTCGCTTTCAAATCGATTTAAGACAGTTTTATTTAGCTCCATCATTTGTCTCACTCTTTTCTGTATTATACATTTCGTTGTATAAAGCTTTCAACTTTTTAAAGTTTGTTTCTAGTTGTCTAAGCTCATCACCTGTACCGAATTTAGTATAGTAATTCTTAGATAGTTCGTATTTGGCTTTCATATTAGCATATGGTGTAATACGAATAACTTCACTAACTATATTACTACGTTCAGCATCAAACCCATCAGCTAATTTAAACATACCGAAGTAATCACCGACTAGAATATTTAAATAGATTAAGAAGCAACGGTCAACATAATCCGACGATTCCCGCATTAGAGTTCTCCCAAATGCTACAAGTCTAACGTACTCCATAATATCTATAGTATAGTAGTCACTAGTTTTATTATCGAATATTTCTCTAGTGATAGATGTAAGACGAATATTATCATAATCTACTCTATCGTATACACAGCAGAGAATATTTTTCATATATTCGGATATAATAGCCTTTTGTAGAGTACCTACATCTACAATAGCTGGATTGAAACCCTGCTCCTGAATAGTTTCGATAAAAGCTTTAGACATCTTTGATGCCACCGTTTGTATGAAAAGATCAGCAGGACCTGCTTGATAGTTTTGCATCGTTTCCATTTTCTACGTTCCTTCCTAATATTTGAATTCAGGTTCTGTAAAAGTACCTGGTTTTTCTAAGTCTAATGTAAGTGAGTATAAAGCAATAGCACCTTCATTAGTAGTTTTCATGATATTCTTTTGACCAAAGGAAATATATCTATTTTTAGATTGTAAGAAGTCTCTAACTTCTTTATTAGCATCAGTAGAATAGATACCTTTAACTGTTACTTGGTCACCATCATAGTCACCACCAATAGAACCTAGATATACGTTAGAGATTTGAAGAGTATCGATAAATAAGTTAGATGTATTTACACCGATATCTTCTTTTCTGATTAAAGGATAAGTCTTATAGAACTTACCATTTATAACCATAGGCTCTGTCTTAACTGTAGAGTTTACATTGATAAGAGAAGGGAATTGGTTATAACAGCTATCGATAGGATAACGTGTAATCAATACTGCTTTGTCTCTAGTTACATCTACAGCAGCTATATAGAATAAGTCACACCAAGTCATACTACGAGAAGATGCTGGTAATAAACCTTCGGATACATTTTGCCCTCTTTCTAATCTAGCTACTAAATCGGACTTAGGTACAGTAAAGCCAACAAATCTCATTTCAACTTCATTGATTTTGTATTTATTCGGCATTACTGGAACTTTAATAGGTCTAAATCTATCGCTAAAACCATGGATAAATCTATCTATCTCTGAATGAATAACATCGTCAGAGAAAGCAATACGATAATCCTTAGGAGTTAGATAGATAGGTTCTTTCACTATATTACCATCTTTATCTTTTTGGTAGTATGGAATAACAGACATATTCTGTAACTGAACTGCAAAGAAGTTCTTGATATATGTAACTACAAATGGATAGAAATTTGTGATAGTGGATGCAAGTGGTAATGCACAGTGGTCTAAGTCTACGTTAAATTCTTCAATGGTTTCTGTACGAAGATTTGGTGAAGAAATAACTAGACGAGCAGAATAGTCAGATGTTTTGGAACTAGCTGCATTACGAATCAAACCAAATTTACCAGAGATAGTATCTTTGGAGAAGTATTCATAAAGGTTAGCTAGATTATCTTGAATTCTACCTTTGATAGAATCACCAATACTTAAACCATAATCTTCATATTCAATCAAAGATCTAGTAGCAATAAGAATATTATTGTATAACTTATTAATATCGCCTACACCGACATATTTATCGGTAGTGCTAATATCACGATAGAATGCAGGAATAACAATAAAGTTTTTAATAAACAAACGATCTTTATATTTCAATAAGAAGTCAATATTCTTATTACGGATACGAGAATTATTCTTTTGGAATTCAAACTTATCAAAGTTTTCTCGTAAGAAATCAATACCAGTTCCACCATCTGGATCTGGTACTAATCTACCGTCTTGAATTTTAAAGGTTTCTGTGCCATATACACAGCTAGTAATTTTACTATCAATACGTTGCCAAATTTTATAAGCTAGAGGAGTTAAGAAATATCCATGTAAGTTGATATATGCAAAAGTAGTTGCTCTACTGTCTTTGGTAATACCAAATATTTCATTAGATAATAACCCATCTGGAGTTGGTGTATTATTCTGATTAAAGAAGATAGGGTTGGTAATCTCTTTAAGATTGTTATCCTTGACAAAAGCATCGATGTCAAGAAGTTCTACCTTAAGATGATCTTTCTTTGCCATATTTTCTCTCCTTTCTATAAATTAATAATTTGTTAAAGAGAATGCGGTATCCAATATTGGATACCGCTTTATGGTCACATTCTAATTACTTTAATAACCGCAGTACCATCTTTATTAAGACTAGTCTTAATGGTAAAGTCGCTACCATATAAATGAACTACTTGGTTATTGTAAACAGTAGCCATATATTCATAGGGAATCTCTTGTGCTCTGCAAGTAAATATACATGTAGAGTTTTTAACTGCTTTTTTGGAATCGACAGTAATACTTACCGTGTCTTCAGTAATATACTTCCTGAAAACGGTATACACGACCATACAATGATCAAATATATTAGTAAATATAACGTTTTCTGGTTTGTTCTTGTAGATATTCTCTAGGAACTCAGAAACTATCACTGTCTACCTCCTATTTGGTCCACGTTGAACCATTTGTTCTTGTCTTTCTAAGTAGAGATCACGAGTAGATTTTCTAACGTTACTGTGAGCCCGATTTAGTCTATCTTGCTTACTTTGCTGAATAGCTTTAAGAAGCTTTTCTCTCTTCTCTTGTGCTAGACGTTTCATTTGGAGATAATACAACGAATGAATATAAGCCATAGATTTGTCAGGTGCATCAATTAAGTTGAAGCCGCTACGATAGTACATTTGTAAAGAAACTAATCGTTGTGTTAGATGCTCCGGAGTCCCAATTGATGCCGTGTAAAAAGCATGTTAAGAGGATGCATAATTTGTTTTTCAAATTTATGAGTACATTCTTGACCAGTGTAGTCACCTTTCTTGAATGTGCCCAAGCATTCTTGTTCTGGAATGAAGTAAGTAATTACATCATCAGTACCATTGACTTTAGTTTCAAGGTCAAATATGTGATGATTTAAGATAGAGAATTGGTCAGAATTCAAAGAGTTAATGAATTTACCAACTACTTGTACTTTACGTTTGATAGTTTTGGCAACGGAAGAAGAATCTGGTTTGAAGTCAACTGGTTTCAAGATTCCACGTTCACGATCAATGTAGTACAAGTTCTTAATGAATTGAGAAATACGGATAATAGCGATATACTTATTACGGAATTCATCTGTAATGTAAGTATCTTCGATATCAGAGAAGATAGTCAATGGACGAAGTTTAACTGCATAGTTATCAGAGATAACGATGAGTTTATCAGCGAATGTATCCATACCACCATCAACTTCACCGTGTTTAATAATATCATCAAGACGTTTCTTATCTTCATCAGAAGCTTTTTCGTTCACTTCCCACATTTTATCCATAGGGATATCATCTGTCATGAAGAATGTTTCGCATTCAGGGCAGTCGAAGGAAATGTAGTTAGAACCAGCGAAAGTTGCTTTATAAAGAGCAAAGTACATATGGATCAAGTCAGCAGAAGCGATAGAACGTAACCAGTTTACATAACCACTTGGTTTATTTTCAGATACATCATGTTTGTATAACAAAGCATAAGTATCTTTAATAGCTTGGTTACTGGAAGAGATATTGGAGATATTGTTTACAAATTGAGCCAATTCAGAGCCAGTCAAACCACTCATAGTGATATTACGACCAGTAGCAAACAATGGAGATGTAGCTGTAGGAAGAGTATTTTCTTTCGCTGCAGTACTGTATTCCAAAGATGTATTAATATTGATAGGTTGGCTACTAATTTCGAAACTATTAATATCCAATTCATCTTTAGTTGGTTTAATTTTTGTAGAAATAATTTTATTAATTTCTTCAAAACGTTTACGAGCTTCTTCTTCAGCTTTTTCTGCTTCTTTGATTTCAGCTTCGTTTTTCTTTTCGTCGTCATCAAGGTCATCGATAACATCATCATCGTCAAGATCAGCGAAGTCATCATCATCAATAGTTACAGAAGACGCTTTGGAGATGTCCACTTTCTTAGAAGTCTTAGGAACTTCAGTATTATCACGAACAGATGCACCAAGACCATCGTCTTCTAAGTCAGTATCGGTAGCTTCGCCACCTTCTTTATCTGCTTCTTCTAAAGCTTTTTCATCAGCGATTTCAATACATTTATCTTTTAATGGTTTCATGATCGCTGTCAATTCACCTTTAACTCGTTCAATGTTTTCATCGATGAGTTCTTCTTCTTTTCTGGCGAATTCTTCGTTACCAGATACTACTTCTTTGAATTTAGCAATATCTTGGATATCTACCGCATCGCCAGCTTTTACATCATTACCAGATGTCATATTTGGAGTTACAACATTGGATTCTTGTTTTTCTTCAACAACTTCTTTTTCTGGAGTTGCTTCAGCAGTAACAGTAGTAACCTCAGGTGTCTCAGTTGTTGCTCCTTCATCAGCACCTAACAATTCGTCTAGGCTGATTTTTTCAGTTTGATTTTCATTTGCCATTGTAATAGATTCCTCCTGAAAATTTAGATAACACTAATGGTATTTGTCTGGCTATTAAACACCAAACTATATGCCACACTATCCAAAGATATAGTAATAAACAATGTCTTATTCAACTCATCTTTAGTTAGGTTTACATCAACACTCTCAAATTCTGGTAAATACGTCCGAATTTGATTAGTAATGTCATCCTCCAGTTCATATAAATGATCGAAGAAAGTATATCTATAACGTTCAACCAATCCTACACCCATTTTAGGTCTAGTAGGATATGTGCCAGGTCTTAATAGAATCAATTCTATTAACTTAATAGCCGTAGCATCCTCATTAGTATAAACGAGTGGTTGGTTAAACTGATTAATCGAAATACTATGCTCGATAACTTTAGGATCCTTAGCTAGTGTTTTCGTACCAAAAACTTTGTTAATCAATAGGGATTACCTCCTTCCATTGAAACAAAATTTATTATTTTGTTTAATTTATAATTTCCTACTATATTCGTAAAACCCACAAATAATGACGCTCTGAACATGTTAGTAAGACTTAATAAGCTAATTAGTGAGGTGAAATTTAATGGCAAAAAGAAAAGAAAGATGTCCTTATTGCACTTTCCGTGATGTAAAAGATAAAGTCATCTCCCATATAGAACGAAAACACTCTGAGTTAATCCCAGAAGGATATACAGCTGCAAGGGTTTTATTTAATTATATCAATAAAAAAGACCATGGTACTTGTATCGTATGTGGTAGAGAAACACCATGGGATGATAAGATTAATAAGTACAAACGTCTTTGTGGTAGACAAGTTTGTAAAGATAAACTAAGAGAAAAATATAAAAAGAATATGGTAAAAGTATTCGGTACTTATAATATTCTCAATGATGAAGAACAACAAAAGAAAATGTTAGCTAATAGAAGTATCTCTGGTGAATATAGATTCAAAGATGGTACTAAGTTTAGTTACGTTGGTTCTTATGAAAAGAAATTCTTAGAATTCTTAGACCAAGTATTAGACTTCGATGGTTATGATATTATGGCACCTGGTCCTACTTTTGAATATGAATTCGAAGGTAAAACTCATAAGTGGATTACTGACTTTATGATTATTCCATATAATCTAGTAATCGACGTTAAAGATGGTGGAGATAATCCTAATAATAGATCTATGGTTAAATACCGTAATAAACAAAAAGCAAAAGAAACTATGATTACTACTTCTCAAGGTAAATATAGTTACTTACGTTTAACTGATAATCAGTTTGGTCAATTATTGGAAATCTTCTTAGCTCTTAAAGAACGTATGGACGATCCAGACAATGCTGGTAAACCTTTATTCCGTATTAATGAATCAGTAGAAGTTATTACAGAAGAATTCGACTTTAATTCTATTAAAGACAAGATCGATAAAGGTATTGAAGAGGTTGTACCTCTTATCTATAAAGATAAACAACAATCACAAGATCAACCACAACAACCAGAAGAACAACCGCAACAACAAGAACCTTCTTCTGAAGGATTTAAATTTGATTAATTAGAAAGGAGAATTTAGTGATGGATATTTTCCAAGAAGGTATTATCGATAATATTAAAGATGCCTTTATGAGAACACTTAACTTCGCTATTATTTCTGAACCTGAATATAGACAAACTACAAGAGAACCTTATCCTATTGCTAATAGTATTGCAGATGCATTAAAGTCTACAAAAGAACTCAATTATCCACCTGCTGTATTATTTGAATATGATGAAGAAAAGAATAAAACTACGATCAAGATGTCTAAAGATCGTTGGAATTATCTTAAAGATGTAAAACTCATCATTCTTGTAGCTAATCCTAATAATAAGAATAATATTCAAGCACCTAATATTGCTCAACCTCCTGCATTGGGTATGAATCCTATTCAAACTCCAGCTCAACCAGCTGCTACTGGTATTCCTACAGCAGATAAACGTTATGTGTCTACATTCAAAGAATTAGTAGATGAATGTGATATCAAGATTGAATATACTGAAACTGATGATGCTACTAAAGAAAGAATGGAAGCTATTAAACCTTTCTGTGATGCTTATAAGAAACTATTATCCGATAAGCTTCTAAAGAATATTCTTTCTATGAAGATTGGTTCTAATGTAGATGAATTTATCTTTGGTTATGCTGATACTTTGAAAATTGGTAAGTTTGATTTATCATCTGTATTCAATAACGAAGATGAATATAAAAAACAATACAAATTGATTGAAGATGCTCTTACAGCTATCAATGGAGCTAATAATTCTAACTTCTGTCTTAAGATAGAAGAAGTTGAAGATTGGAATGGCTCTATTGTATTGACTAAGTCTCATATTGCCGCTGCAGTTGTTTCCGATCCGGAAACAGGTGAAGAAGAAGTTGAAGTTGTAGAAGAACCTAAGACTCCTGAAGATACAGATGGTCCTTCTAATACAACTACACCTGGTGAAGTACCTCAAAATACTACAGAGAAAGTATTAGATAATGCTAATAATGAAAACGCTGCTGTAGCATCTGCTATGGTTGGTATGAATACACCATTTATTACAGTACATACTAACTATCTTGCTCCTCCTACATTCGCAGTATCTAATGATATCTCTACTAAACGTTCTATTACAGTAGATGCTAAGGATAATAAACTTAAATTAGTAGATAATAGTCCAGAAGTTAAGACTAGAGTATTCAAATACGTTGGTAAAAATAAAGGTACTCTTAAAAAGATTACTGATAACCTTGGTCAAACTGTAGGTAAAGACTATATCTATGAAACTGTAACAGGTCGTAAATACTTAGTAGAAGATCAAATCTTCTATGATGAAGACTTCCAAGAAATTGATTTAGAAGTAATCAAAGAAGAAACTGAAAATGATAAGCATACTATCATGAATAAAGTATATATGGCTTTACATGATGGATTACCTAAGGGTAAAGAAGTCACTAGTAATGAAGCTAAACGAATGGCTACAGATCTCGATGATATTTATATCTTCGAAACAGCTAATGGATATTATGCTATGAATAGTAAGACTTTACGCTCTACTAAACTTTATAACACTATCACTGGTATTAAGATTACGGAGGATTTAATTAATGGCAAATTCTAAAACACCTACTAAAGCTTCCAAACAAACTAAAGACGATATCGATTATCAAATCGTATCTTCTTGGAGAAGTGAGAATAATGATTTACCATTGTTATATCCTCACTATGAAACTCTAGACGAACTAGAGAAAGATATGAACGAATATAGAGCATTGCCTGTGGATATGCAAATAGTGGTCGATGACCGCTCTAAAATCATCTTTGGTCACGGTAACGTTCAACGTTATAAAGCTCTTAAACATGACTTATTAGTTGAAGATTCTCAAAAGCTTATTATATACCAAAAAGAACCTAAGACTAAATTAAAAGATATTGATCCTATCAATGCTATGATGATGCTTAGAGAATATGCTACTACCGATCACCGTCATGATGATTTTGTAGATGCTATATGCTATTCTACAGCTGTATTAGAAGCTATGGATTATAAAGCAGACGAAGATAAAGTAAATTATGATAAAGATGCTATCAGAGAAGAAGTAGCTGATAATTATTATACTTTCAATATACCATTCAGTCCTATTAAAAACCTACCAGATATGTTACCTTCTGAAATTGATACTATCTGTAGTGAAATGGAAATCCCAAATGGTTGGGGTAAATGGAAAGCAGAATATAATCGTTATATCTCTGGTTTAAATAACGAATTCCCTATTGTCCATGAAAACTTAAGATTACTTTTAAAAGATAGATCTGAAGATAAACTATGGGAAGGCTGTGGTTATATTCCACGACTAAGAGATGGCCGAGTTAAAGACCTTATCAATAATACATTCAAACGTATTAGTATCATTGATATCATGGATATTGAACCAGATATTCTTGATTCTATTCAAGATAGAATTAATTCTATTCCAGAAGACTTTGCTAACTATATCAAAGAGAATAGCTTTGAAATTCAATTCCGAGAAGACAATACTGTTATAATTGACTACAAAGGTAAATACTATTACCTAGTCGATGATAATGGTGAACTATTCGTAGAAGAAATGTTAGAAGCTGATGGCAAACCTATTAAGTTTGGTTATATCGTTATTTCTCCTTCTCTTCAATTACCAGAAATTATTCCTTCTAGTGATAATAAACTAGCTAAAGTAACTTGGTCTCCAACTAATGTAAAATTATTGGTTAAAGAATTAGTTACTGACCCTGTTGTATTATACCAATATAGCAAATATAGACCAGATCTTAAATACTATAATGCTATATACTACACTGAGTATGCTTCTGGTTTATTAAAGAAAGCTACTAAACAATTGATTGGTGATAATAATTAATTCATTTATATAATATCTATATGAAGTCCGGTAGAGAATATTCTCTACCGG